NTTTTCAGCGTCTTGGTTTTTGCTTATGCAATCTTCCATGCTGTCATATTCACCAAACGGCATCATTTATCACCTTCATTGCCACATCTGAAACAAACAACTTTCCCTTCACCAACACGATCCTTCATCCCTTTAACCTGCTCTCCACAAACTTCGCAACGAGGCCACCGAGCCTTCTCATCCTTAATGTCTTTAGTGACATCGTACAAGTACGGCTTCTTGAAACGGCGCGTGTCGCCTTCCTGACCAATCTTCATTCTCTAACCTCAAACCACGACCTATGATTATTTTCCAAATGTTTGGATAACATAGCATCGGCTGTTTTTTTAGCTGAGTTCAACCCTTTATTAATCAGCATAACACTTCCATCTGGAAGAGGAACCTGTTCTTCCTTATCAACAAAGGGAATGTAACATTTTTGACCGCATTCAACACATTCAATTAAGAGAGAGCCTACGCGGATTGGAATAGCTATTGAATCTTTCATGGTGTTTCACAACTACTGTTTTTTAACGGTTTAGGGAGGGTAAACAAGCAAGAAAGGCTATAACTGAACCTTACGAAGTAGCAAGCAACGACAGTTAGGATGCACATTAACCGCAATCGTGTTCATGTCTTGAATTTCCAAGTAAGGAAAGATTCCGCGGATTGAGTGACCGTAGAAAATTCCAATGTCCTCGTAGGCGCGGCATAAATCGCATGTTTTACTGTCAAGCCGAGCGTCATACAGCCACACGTCAAGACGACTAAAGAAAGTTACACCCGGCCAGTCGGGCGGTGTTGGAACGCGTTTTTTAGCTTCGTGAACAGCTACAGCGGCCAGAACAGCTTTAATCGCTGACATGAACAGAGTACACTTGCCCTTCTTTCTTAGCACCAATCAACCTGTGCGCCCACTTCTCATATTCTTGGGCGCGTTTTTCGTTGAATGCCTCTTCTTGTTTCGGAAACATGCGGCGTACATGAACATTTATGGCTCTCTGCCCCATCTCCATACTCTTAACTAAATCGATTCGTTTCTCTCGAAAATTCGTCTCTATCACGTTTAATGCAGTGTCTAAATCGTTGAGTTTCTCCAAGATTGCTTCCATCGAAGGCATAACAGGCTGTTTCTGAAACGGTTGCATAGGCAGTTGAGGCTGCTTCGGCCATTCAGGATCAGGCAGTTCTATTCCGAACTGTTTAAGCAAGTCTAATTGTTGGTTTGGAGCGAGAACTGGCAAAACCGCAGCTATATCGGCAAGCGCTATTTCTTCCAATCCTGTTTTAGGTTGACCCCACACCAAACGAGGCACAGGCTCACCCACTTGCGGTTCAAACAAGAACCTTTCAACACGACGCTTAATATACCGTTGTTTCCCATTAACAAACCTATCAACTGACTCCATCATTGTGTTTGCGCTGGCTTCCGTAGCGTTTTTCAGCAACAACAACATTGGAGCGTGAAAGTTCTCGGCAATTTGCCAATAGATAAGTTCAATGTAAGGCAGAAACCGTGCTTGGGGATTAACTTCAACCGCTTCCCACCGCACCTCGTCTTCCTTAACATTAGGAATGAAAATGTCTTCGTCTTTTTCTCGTTCTGTTACAGCTTTTTCAAGATTTGTTATGCCCTGCTTACTGGTTTCCCACACTATCATTGGATAAGCGTATCTGTGGATTACATCAGGCATGTCTTCATTCATTTGTTTACGCGCTTCGATTAAGTCTGCGACAGCGTCAACCATAGAACGTCCATATGGATGTGAAGGGTCTTCTTCGTTGATGAATGTGATGATGTTGTTTAGTTCTTCACCTTTCCATTCAGCTACAATTTGGTTTTGAGAATATTCTTGTGTGTATTTTAACAGTTTACCTTTACGGTCTCGGTAAATATAGAAGGTTTCGGGCGGTAAAATCTTCAGGTCATAATCGCTTAGTCGTTCGACAGGACAGAATCCTTTGCCCAGCATCACACTGGTTATTGTCTTAAGTTTCTCGTCTAAATTCACAGTTTCGCCGTAATCGTCTATGACTTCTTTGTTTTTGTCTTCTTCTTTACCCTCAGGCATTTCTGTGTAATAGCCCACGCCGGCAATAATATCAGTTAAAACATCACGGCCTATACTTGCCTCAGAATCCTTCAGTAACTCATCATAGCGACTCATGTTTGCTGGGTGAGGCAACCTATTTGTCCAGCGACGCGTTACATCAGTAGTGGCTTTGTCTTCTTTAGCGTAGGCTCCTCTGCCCCTAGTAGCTTCTATTGGCGTAGGTGTTTTTCTCCAAGGCCAAGGTATTTTTATTAAGGTCTCCTCCTAGTCACAATTCCGTCTAATGGTCCAGCGCGTCTTAACTGCCAAGCGGTAAGGGCTAACGCAATAACACAATCATCATGGTAACCTTCAGGAGCTCCATAACGAATTAGCCCCGTACTGCCTACTGTGTAACCGAACAACTTCAACTCGTTGACTAACTCGGGAATGTTGGGATAGCTGATTTTATGGTTGTCAATCATGATACTGAGGTTTTCAATGAGGTCTTTCTTTGAGGCATTAGTGAACTTGTAGCCTTCAACGTTTACCCGCTCGCGCCGAAGTTCATCATATATTGGGTCTCCGACTCCGGTTGCGTCGATGAGCAGTCTAGCGTCATTGAATTGTTTGCACATGTTGACGATGCGTTTACGCTGTAATATCCAGTCGAGTTCACTGAATCTGTCAAAGCCATGTAATTCGCCACTGCTTGTTTCGAGTGCGACCAACACAGTGAAGTCTTGATGCTTGGCGAGGTCAGCTCCCACAACATATCTACGATTCGCTTGACAACCAATAGGAATGTCCTTAATACAACCTTCAACATTTCTGAACACGCTTCCAACATCTTCAATAAATTCTGCCATGATTTCTTGGCGGTAAGCCATGTCAGGCATGTCCCGGGCGAAATCACTGATTTCTTTAGGGTCTAAATAAGGATTGTTTTGTGATGGAAACTGCCACGATTCATAATCTATTTGCTGAACATCTTTGCCTCGAGTCCAAAGTTTAAAGTACCAGTTTTTGCCTTTCGGGGTGCCTGTAAACCATGCCTTACCGTGTTTATCCATTAAGGCGGGTCTAAGCGCAAGTATCCATGCTTCTTCTTTAATTTGTCCGCCTTCATCCATCCACAACCAATCTAAACCTTCACTTCTTAAACTGTCAGGATTGTCAGCACTCTTAAACCAAATATGTCTGTTACCACGCAAAATTATGTGGTGTTCAACACGAGAAAGACCATCAATAAATTCTATTAGATTCTCGGTTTTGGTAATTATTCTTTTAGGGCAATAAAGCTGAAATTCACGCCATTGTTTTTGAGTATGCCAGTATGTAGGCGCTACGCAGAAACCCACTGAGTCTATCCCACTTTCTATAGCGCATTTTATCGCCTCATTAGCTCCACCCTTCGTTTTGCCCCAACGTCTACCACAGGCTAATATGCGAAACCTTGCGTCAGATTCGTGAAAATTCGCCTGCCCACCATGCGGTTCGTAATCGATGACAAACTCAAGTTTTTGGCGTTGTTTCATTTTTTCTTTTCCATCTAAAAACTACTTCATAATCAGCATCTAATTTTTGCATGGGGATACTTTCCTGTCGACGTCGCATTAAATCGCAGATACGGTCAAAAGCATGCTCAACATTTTTAGTTTTTACCAACCCATACAATTTAAAAAATTGTTCTGTTAAAAATTCGTCGTATCCGCCTTGTCGTTTCCATCTTTCTATATCTCGTCTTATCGTGCGTTTTGTGACTCCGCATAATTTTGCTATTTCGCTATACGTATACGTAACTATATTTTCCTTGATTTTTTCTCTTCGTTGTTTCTGTGTTAAAACTGGGGACATTTCGGACACCTTGTTTTTACGTGTTTAGTTTGCGTTCACCCAACAATGGAGGAAAGGAGAGCGTGTCGAAAGATTCTAACAGAGTGACGAAATGGGTGATATACGCCTAAACACGCGGTTTTGAACTGTGCATGGGCTTACGACTGTTTTTCTGGGGTCAGAAGGGTGGGAGTACTCCCACCCTTGGTGGGTTAGAAAGTCGCTTGCGCGTTCCAAAGCTCTTGCACATTCCAGGTTTGGCGCTTGTTGAGTGGCTTGGTTGATTAGTGTTTCTAACTCTATGGTTTTCTGAATTAACTGTTCGATGTTCATGATTGCTCACTTGTTACGTAGCGTCGTTAATAGTTAAGGTGATGTCGAAATTGACGGTGGCTAAGAGCGCGTCTACATCAGCTGACAGAACCAATGGCGCTGCTAATGTTG